AAGCAACACGTAGCCAGCAGATTTTGGCAAAGGCAAAGGAGTATGGTATTCCCGAAAACTACGCCAAACGATGCGCCATCAAGGACGATGAGGACTTGGACGCTTATTTCAAGGACTTAAAACAGGACTTCGCAAATGACGGCTTCAAAGGCGTGACACCTCCCGAATCAGCAGAGCAAAAGATTGAGAAGGAAAATGAATCTATTGCCAGTATGATTTCGGAAGGAACCAAAACTATTGTTGAATCTAAAAAGTAAATTAAATGGCAGCAGGTACACATTATGACTTGAAACCGGATTATAAGCTGGAAGAGTTTTACCGTGTAGAAACAGGGGTTAGAAAGAGTGGACCGTGGAAGTTGGATATTGCCAACCTCACAGTAGGTTCTTTTTTGCCTGTATTTACCCCGGTACAGGCTGATTTGGTAAAGCGTACCATTGTTCCTGTTCGTAATGTGAAAGTTGTAGAGGCTTACACAACAGGAGTAGATGCTTTATCTATCAAAATTGCAAAGGAATCGCTGGCTTATGTCGGCATGTTTATTGGAAGTGGTAAGAAAGGCGCGAAGATAACCGCTATTGACAAGGATAACAAGGGTTATGATATTCTGTCTATTGAAGCTGCTTTTGGTGAAAACATCGCAAAGAATGCAGTTTTATTTGAAGCGACTGCAGTAGCGGGCACAGTGAAAAAGAATACAGCGAACTTCGTTCTTTATGATGCGAAGAAAGTTGAGAGCGATGGAGCCGTTCTTTGCACCCTTCTGATGCAGGCTTACGAAGTGAAAGAAAGTAAGTTGGTTCTTCCAATTCATGAACTGGATAAAGTAGGGCTGACCTCTCGTTTCCAGTTTGAGTATTAATTCTAAAAAAGTTTAGATATGAATTTGACCATACAAACTTTATTTACAGATCCCGCAATTGTACAGGCGATTATAGATCGGGTACTCCAGTTGAGACTGGACACAATTTACTGGAAGCAATACGGGGATTTTTTGGAAACCAAGACTCGTGTTTTCAAGACTTATTTAGGGACTGTAACGGGTGTTGTTGCCGGTTCTATTATTGGTAAGAATGACCAGAAACCTATCCGTGAAAGACGTAATCTCGGAAGCGGTTACACTGAAATAGCTTATTTAGGCGACCGCTATCAGATGGATATACAATATTTGCAACGTAGTGAAATGTAATGCAATATAATACATTGTGTATTAGCTAAAATAAGAGGTTGGACGATTTTATTTAGTTAAACCATGTTGTGCAAAATTGCAAAGATGTTGTGCAAAAACACATCATTTGCACAACCGTAATTTATTTTAGTCATGGCAACTGTAAAGGCGATAGTAAGAACGACAAGAAAAAAAACGGAAGTAAACATACGCTTCCGGCTTAGTGATGGGCGAGGTGTTCAAATATTCCATAGTAGCGGAATTATGGTTAATCCTGAATTGTGGGATGCCAAAAACGACTGCATTAAGAAACGTGCGCTTTGCCCTGAATCCAAACGTAACGAGATTGACAAGGCGGTGAATGAAAGAAAAAGCCTTTTACTGGATTTGTATGCAGCACACAAAGAGCAAGTGATGTCAGGGACGAGCCTTGATGAGTTGATAGATAGGGAAATCAATTCTCAAAAATATAATGCCTCGTCAAAAAATCTTTTTGAATTGATTGATATTTACATCGAGGAAAACAATAGGGCTGAAAATACAAAGAAAGCGGATAGGGATTCTAAAGCAGGATTACTTCGATACGAAACATTCCGCAGACTAACCGAGAACAAAGATTTTAAGCTCGATGTTTTGTCTTTCAATGAGGAATTGATTGATGATATAAAGTCTTTTTACATGAATGAGGGTAGTTTATATCAAGAATACCCTCTGATTTTTAAGAAATTGCAGAAAGTGTGTAATCTAAACAGAAGCATAAAAGACAAAGGCGAGAACGGAACTTGCTCTTTTATGAAGCGGTTGAAAGCCTTTTTTTCATGGTGTGTGAAGAAAAAAATTATAGAAGTATCTCCGTTCTCATATTACGAAAATACTCTCACGCAAAGATATGGCACTCCCTATTACTTGACACTGGAAGAACGCAATATCATTGCCGAACATGATTTCAGCCATAATAAGCGGCTTTCCGTCCAGCGTGATATATTCATGTTTCAATGTTGTATTGGTTGCCGAATTTCAGATTTACGCAGCCTCACCAAAAACAACATTATCGGTGGAGCAGTAGAATACATACCGATAAAAACACAAGGTGAACACCCTCAAACTGTCAGAGTTCCACTAAATGACAGGGCGATAAGTCTTATAAAAAAATATGAGGGTGAAAAATTAGGGGGATTACTCTTTCCCTATCTTTCCAGTTGTGCCTACAATAGGGCTATCAAAGAGATATTGACAGAGTGCGGTATTACCCGGCTGGTGACGGTTCTAAATCCAACTACGGGGAGAGAAGAAAAGAAACCCATTAATAAAATTGCATCCTCCCACATGGCTCGTAGAACATTCATAGGGAATCTTTATAAGAAAGTGAAAGACCCTAATTTGGTCGGTGCATTATCCGGACATTGCGAGGGAAGCAAGGCGTTTACACGATATAGAGAAATAGATGAGGACATAAAAAAAGAGCTTGTTTCATTGATAGATTAAAAAAAGGATGGAGTATTTAGATATTCTCAATATTGTAGTTGAAGCACACTTGTATGCTGTCAAACAGGTAAGATTTGAAATGAAAAAACATCGTAGGAGAATTGAATTAAGCGATGATAGGATGGCAGAAATAAAGAGTATTATAAAATCACTCAATTATGAAAATACGATTGCCGGACACGCTTATATCAATAGTGATTATGATGCAGGTTCCACCTATGTGGATGTAAGTGAGAACCTGACAAATTATTATCTAAACAGTCATGTGGTGAAATGCTTAAAGGATCCATTGGAGGGGATAAAGAGTGATGCTGCCAAGTTTTATACTCTATTCCTCCAAGAGGTTGAACTATGGCAAATGCTACATTCCCAGCCAATAGAGAAGAACGCACAAGTCAACGAGAATATAGAATATTCCGATGAGTTGTTATGTCTGTTCAAGAACAATAAAACTTTAATATCCGAACTTGTGGGAAAGTCTGATGATGAAATAGCCAGCCTGCTTAAACAGTGGGCAAAACAAAAAGACACCAATGGAAAGACCTTGATAGAAAATCCCGAAAACAATCTAAGGAGTTCTTTTGCCACTGAATTAAAAAACGCTGGAATAATCAAAATGTCTATCGACCGTTTCAGGAGATTGTTATAATATTTGAGAATGATTAGTAAGGATGTACAATAAGGTGCATCATTTTTTTGCATAGAATTGCATAGCGTTAACCAATGCGTACCAACAAACGTACCAACTTAACCAATTCATTGCACAAGCGTTCAGTAAGGCATAACTTCGCACTATAAACCTGAAAGTCAGGATGTGCGCAAATTCAGACTTTCCTAAATCACAGGAATATGTCTATAAATGAAATTCTAAAAACAGGGGCTAATGTGCAGTTGGTTGTTTCTTCGCTTGACCTTAAAGAAGCGTTTTTGCAATGGAGTGAGGAACAGAAGCAACAAACTCAGGTAACACAGGAAGAAAACTGTCTTACCGCACAGGAAACGGCCGACAAATTGGGTGTGGATACTACTACGCTTTGGCGTTGGAATAAGTCCGGGTATCTAAAAAGAATCAAAGTAGGCAAAGCTATTCGCTACCGTGAAAGTGACGTGCTTAAACTGATGGAGGGATAAGGCTATGAGAGAAAAGAAAAGAGCGACCGAAGCCGCCCCGAACGAAGATGCTACAAAGATACACTACTCCAATGACCTATCAAAGGTTTTGGATTACTTTCGCTATACGGTAGGAACAACCTTAGACTGTTTCTTTGCTACCGGTGTTCTTCGGAATTGCATAACGTGGTATGTTAAGGATTTGGAGCGTATGGGGCTGTTGCAGGCTATTTATGTAGCTCGTGATAAGCGTACTAACTTTTATGCAAAGCATTATACCGCAGACCCTCAAAAATGGGGGAAATCTCAAAACAAGATGCAACCTAAAGCAGAGGTGTAACTATGGGGGTGAATGTAATACAAGAACTTGCAGCAGAGCAGCAGAAAATAAAGGCTGAAATCACAGAGGATAAATTTAAGTACAAAAATCACGTGCTGGATTTGTCTTTACCAGCCAATGAACCGACCTTTTTATTTTCGATTGGTGGAATACCGACCATTCCATTAGGTGAACTTGTGGGAATCAAAGGTCGTGCAAAAATGGGTAAATCCCAATTTGAATACTACTTGATTGCCGTAATGTTGGCTGGGGCTTTTCGTGGCACGGTGAAGCCGTTACAAGATCGCTATAAGATTTTATTATTCGATACGGAACAATCCCAAGTGAGCTTAAAGAAATGCTGTCAGAGAGCCTTAAAATACGCAGGACTTCCGATTGATAAGAACGATGTGCGCTTTCTTCCGTTCTTCATGCGCCCTCTATCCATTGCGGAGCGTAGAAAAGTCGTAGAGGATGCTGTCAGGGAGGAAAAGCCGGATATTATTTTCATTGACGGTGTGCGTGACCTCTTACAGGACTTTAATAGCCTTGAGCAAAGTAACGACCTTATACAATGGCTCATGCAGCTAACTGCCGAACACGGTTGCACCATTGTTTCAGTACTTCATCAAAACAAGTCAAAAGACGATGGCAATATGCGAGGACATTTAGGAACGGAACTACTTAATAAACTTACGGATTGTTTCGAGGTGTCAAAGAAAGACGGCAAGTTTCTTATAACGTGTACTGACAGTCGGAATGTACCGTGTGCTGACTTCGCTTTCTCCATTGATGCCAACGGTGATTTTAAGGAAGAAACCACAGCAGAAGAAGATAAAGGGCTGGCACGTGTTCAAGAAATAAAGCGAGTACTTGGTCTATGCTTCAAAGAAAGGTCTGCCATGAAATATGGTGAACTTATCGAAACCTATCAAATGGAGGCGGCAGTGTCAGAAAGGACGGCAAAAGACAGGGTTAAAGAAGCTAAGGAGCATGATTGCTTATTGGTGCAAAACAGCCATTATTCACTTGCACCATTTTTGAGGCAACAAAGTACAGGGGTGGTGCAATAGTGCAACCCCCTAAAGGGGGTTGTTGCACCATTTGCACCAGTACACCCCAATGGTGCAGTTGCACCGATTTTGCACCACTTGCACCAATGTAGGAAATATGACCTTTTAAAGATTGTTTTTGATATGGGAAATTATACATACAGCTTGCAGAAATACAGCGGACGGAACAGCCGCCACAAGTGCCCCTCATGTGGACGACCTCACTGTTTCACTCTTTATGTTGATGCTAACAACAGATCCATTGCCGAAGATGTGGGACGGTGTGAACACCGCAATTCATGCGGCTACGAGAAAACCCCGAAGATGCACTTTGAGGAACATCCGCAAAGCGAAATAGACTGGAAACCTCAGCCAAAGAGAGAGATTAAGACCGACTACATACCGTTTCAGTTGATACAGCAAAGCGAGGGAACGAACAATAACCTAATGCAGTATTTGAGAAAGTTCTTCCATGAAGCCGAAATAAGGCAGGTCACAGCCAATTATCATTTGGGGTGTACCAAGAAAGGTGAAATCATATTCCCTCAAATAGACCGTGCCGGAATGTGCCGTACAGGAAAGGTTATGCAGTACGGGATAGACGGGCATAGGGTTAAAGGTAATTTCGATGCCGTGGATTGGCTTCATAGTCGCTACATGAAGAAGCAAGGCAGAGAAACTTCTTCCTTTCATTTGAAACAATGCCTATTTGGTGAACACCTTTTGCCGAAAAGGTCTAAAGACATAGTTTGCTTGACCGAGGGCGAAAAGTCCGCTATAATCGCTTCTATGGTATTTCCCGGCTTTGTTTGGGTGTCATGTGGTGGGAAGCAGGGTTTAACCCCCGAAAGATGCAAATCGCTTTCCGGTCGTGATGTCATTGTGTATGCAGATGCGGATGCAACGGAGGAATGGCAGGAGAAAATAAAGAAACTCGATTATTGCCGAAGTATAAGTTTGTCGGATTGGGCAAAAGATGAGGTTTCGGGTAGTAAACGTGACATTGCAGACTTGATACTGGAGCAACGCAAGCCGATAGAGAAGCCGACTACGATATGTGATGTTTGCCGATGGATGGATGAGTTAGGAATACCGAAAGGGCGTATCACTTTTAATATTTGAAGCTATGGAAGTAGAAGTAATCCACGGTCAGATTATCGCAAAGGCTAACCATTATCAAGCCGTACCGGGAAAGTTCGGGAGAAAGCGCATTATCAAGGATGAAAAGATACGAGCCTATGAAAGCTCTTTCGTTGAACAATGCAAAGTATATCGAAACAGGCGTATTTCAGGGCGTTTTCGCTTGTTTGTCCGGGTGTTCCATAGTTCGGTAAGGTTCGACCTTGATAACAGCTTAAAGACGCTTCTTGATTGCTTGCAAATGGTAGGCGCAATAACGGATGATAACCTTTGCTTTCAGATTGAAGCGGAAAAGAAGATAGACAAGTATCACCCCCGGATAGAATTTGCCTTGCTGGAGGTGAACGAGCAGAAACAGATATTTTATTAACAATTTAATTTTTAGAGTATGAACAATGAAAGATTGCTGCATTTGGCAGAAAAGTACGGAACTGAATTTGCGAAAGAGGTTCTGAAAAATGAGGGTGGCCAGCACACTGAGAAATCAGAGAGTGAAACAGTTGCCGACATGATTAATCAGGGAACAAAGAAAGTACTTTCCGACCGCAAGGAAAAGGAAGAAGCACAGGTAAGAGAAAACCTAATCACATGGGGAGGAATGAGAAGATGAAACAGAAACGTATTTTAATCCAAGAAGAATACAACAGACGACTGGGGTATAATTTCCATGTTGCCATTGGCAAGTTGAGGGAAACACTCACCAACGAAAAGTTGGGAGAAGTAGGCTTAACGCTGGATTCCGAAGCGTTGAGAGATATTCTTTCGGGTGGTGGTGAAACAGAAGCCAAAGTAAGGGAAATGCTCAATGAGCAGCTTTTAAGCGGCTACCAGCTTCCGGCAGTCAAAAGGAGCAACGAGGGTTTAGCCGAAAAGCTACTGAAGGACTTCCTTAAAATGGCGGCGGCAGCCAAAAGCACGATGTCGGAATTTCGGTTTATCCCGGCTGAATGTTTCTATGTGGATGGTGCAGGGCGTATCGAACTTGACAAGCAGGGCGCGGATATGCTGAAAGAGGCAAGCAACCTCTACATTGACAAGCCGGAACAAATTGAGGTTTATAACCAAGCCTTGAAAGCATTGGACGAGGTGAAGAAACTGGAGGGAATGGCAAGCAAGTACAAGTGTACCTCTTTCGGTTCTCGTGGTGTCCTTGCCATGATTCCTGGCAATGAGATAGTAGTCCGACCTGATAATGTGGTGGAATGTCACCCCGATGGGCTTTGGATGCGAGCGAGATAAATTTATTCCGGGTAGGTTTGCCATACGGATAGCCTACCCGGTTGTAAAAAACAACTATTTAACAATAAAACAACATTGATATGGCTTTTAAGAAAGGAGAATCGGGAAACCCCAAAGGCAGACCGAGAGGTGCAAAGGGGAAAGCTACTACCGACTTAAAAACGTGGGTGGCTGAAATCCTTGACGGTGGGCGTGAAAAGTTTGAAAAAGCGTTGAATTGCATACCGCCACAGGATTATATCAAAACATTCATGGGGCTTTTAAGTTATTCGCTTCCAAAGTTGCATAGTATGTCACCGGATGAACTATTGGAGGCTGAATATCAAAAGCTGGAGGAACTTTTAGAGAGTGCCCCCGATGAGGCTATTAACGAGATTGTAGAACGTATGAACAGACTGGAAAATGAATCAAGAAGAACGGCAGCAGAAGATTGACAGCATTATGTCAAAAGTGAAGAAAAACCGTGTATCGGGCAAAGGAATACCCATAGAACTATGGATTATCGGGCAAGACCCGGCACACCCACGCTTTGATGAGTGGCTGATATGTTGCACGGAGGAAGTAGATGATTACTTTGCCATGACCGGAAAGAAAGACCGGGATTCCGTGTTTGCTGAATATGTACGCAAATATGGCAGACGGGAAAGGAGGGAGAAATGAAAGACGAGGTTAAAAAGTTAATGGCACGTGTCAAAGGAACTAAGCCCCATTATTTCATACAATACACCGTTGAGGATGGCGAGGTAGTGATACTCGAAGCTCGTAAGACATTCCCAGTTGATGGCAAGGAACATCCTAATATGATTTGGGGCGATGCAATGGCAGAACTCCGACCGGAGAGGGAAGTTATAGCCAAGTATGAAAAAGACGGTGTAGACGAAGAAAAAGCGGCTCTATGGCGTAAATATTGGGAAACAGATAAAGATAGTAATATTGAATAACATTTAAGAATATGCTTAGAACATTTATTATCGGTGGACGTGTCTATGAGATGCAGTCGCCAAGCGTGAATAACATTATCAAAGCTAATGAAATACTTGGAGAATTGGCAAGTAATAACCTTGAAGATGCGTTCAGCAAGAAAGATGAATGTACGCTTTCAAAAGGATTGTCCTCTCTTTGTGGAGAGAAACACTCGTTTACCAAAGGCAGTAAGGAAGAACTCATAGAAGTATTGGTAACACTCTATGGAGACATTTTTTCCTCTTTGAGGAAATTGCAAACAATGTCCGAAAATCTTTCTCTCTTAACCGCCAAACCCAAATGAAGATAGATAAAGACTTATCCGGTTTTGACGAGGTGGATAAATGGGAGGACGAACTTTGGGATACCGTTGCCGATATCGGACTCGATGCGGTGCGGTTCGCCAAAGAAAACGGAGAATATAAAAACCATACGCATAACCTTCGGAACGCTCCGGGGTATGCGGTGGTTAAAGATGGGGAAATAATAAGGATGGAAGTTCCGGCAGACGGAAATCATGCGGAAGCCAGAAAAGAAACCGAGAATTTTATCAACAATGGAGAAAAGCCGCAGAACGGGCTGATATTGGCAGATGGTATGCCTTATGCTTCATTCGTGGAATCCAAAGGGTTTGAAGTCTTGAGTGGTGCCGCTCGACATGCTTATGGAGAATTAGAAACGAAATTAGGTAATTGATTGTTATGGCAGGATTGAAATTTACATTTGAAGCGGACGTACAGAAACTTGTACAGACCCGTAAAGAGATAGGGAAATTGAGGAAAGAGATAGAAAAGATGCCCTCAGATTCCCCACAAATAAAAGTATTACAAAATAGGCTTGAAAAGTTGAAAGAAGAATATTCCAAATTGGAATCCATCCTTTCCAAAGTGCAGTTGATGGCAAAAGAAGCCGCAAAAGCCGACGACCTGATAAAGCAGACCCAAAAGCAAACGGAAGAAACCGGGAAAGCTACGGACAACTTCAAAGCGGAAGCCGATTCTTTGGCAGAACTTGAAAAGCAGTCGAAGAGATTAACGAAAGAGTGGTTGGACATGTCTGAGGCTCAAAGAAAGTCTTCCACCGGACAGGGAAAGGCGAACGAGATTGCAACCATCAATGCCCAAAGAAAGATAGAACTTGACGGTCTGAGAGTCTTGCAAAAGGAGTATGTAAATACGAAAAAGGTACAGGACTTGCAGGAAGGTTCTATAAAGGCTCTGAGGGCGCAACTGAGTAACCTTAACGCCTTGTACGATTCTTTGGGGAGAGGTCAGCGTAACGGGGCTTACGGCAAAGAACTGATAGCAAGTATTCAAGCTGTCACAAAGGAACTTTCCGAAGCAGAACAGGCTTCAATGAGGTTTCAAAGGAATGTCGGCAACTATGCTTCCGGCTGGAATGGCCTAAGTGTGCAGGTGCAGCAGGTGGCAAGGGAATTACCATCTTTGGCATTTGGCTTGCAACAGTTCACTATAGCAATTAGCAATAACCTGCCGATGCTTGCTGACGAACTACAGAAGTCAAGAAAAGAATTTAAAGCATTGAAAGCAGAGGGTAAAGCCGCTACCCCGGTATGGAAGCAGTTTACCTCATCATTATTCAGTTGGCAAACCGCTTTAGTTGCTGGAATAACCCTTTTCTCTGTTTATGGGAAAGAAATCATATCCTGGGTAGGCTCTTTGTTCACTGCCAAGAAAGCCTTGTCAGAAACTTATCAATCGTTAGAAGATTATCAGAAGAAAGTAGGTGAAACTTCCGGTTCTGTCATATCCACACTGGAACGCTTATCGCAAGGATGGAAGCGATTAGGCGGTGATATTGATGCACAGAAGAAATTCATCTTAGAAAACAAGGATGCCATTGACAGCATGGGCGTTTCTGTAAACGATGCGGCAGAAGCGGAAAGGCTTTTCAATACGAACAAAGATACTTTCATCATGGGGCTGTTGCAACGGGCCAAGGCTACGGCCACGATGGAACTTGCAGCGGAAGAATACAAGAAAGCTGTACAAAAGGTGATGGAAGCGGATGCCATGCCGGATAAGAAAACATACAAGCATTATACAGGAACATTATTTCATGGTAGATGGGAAACAAGAAGCTATGACAACCCGGAAAAAAAGAAAGCACAGGAACAGGCAGATGATTTCATAAAGTCCGGTACTGAACTCGTGATGAAATATGCCCAATTCTCCGAGGAGGAACGGAAGATTTTGGAATCTATGGGAGCAAAGACCACCCAAACAATGATAGATGGTTCTGTGGAAGCCATAGAAGCCGCCATAAGCCTTAAACAGCAATCCTTGAAGAAAGTCACTAACCCAAAGGATTATAAGCGAATAGAGGCGGAAATAAAGGCGGAACAAGCCAAGTTAAAAGCGATTACAGGCGAAAAGAATAAGATTGCCACCTCTAACTATATTGATTCCTATGCACAATCCAAAGAGATAGAGAAAGCCTCTCAGGAAATCAAAGACACTATTACTAAATCCGAAATCAGCATCAGACAGAAGCAAATAGACCTGATGGCAGACGGTTCGGAAAAGCAACTGGCACAAATACGGCTGGACTATGACAAGCGGTATGATGAAATCCAAAAGGAAGAACGGGAGCTTTTACAAAAGCTGCAGGATGAGGAGCGCAAGCAATGGGAGAAAGAAAACCCGGACTTCAAAAAGAAGAACTTGCAGTTTACCACTTCGATAACTTCCTTATCACCCGAAGATAGGGCACGATTTGACAAGGAATACTCCTTAGCCTATCAAAAGCAGGAAAAGGACACCCAAACACTACTTAATAACCTGCTTGCCAAATACCGAGACTATGATGCACAGAGAACGGAGGTAGAACGGCAGGGGAATGAGGATATAGCGGCTTTGCAAGCACAGCGCACGGATGCCAATGCGGAAGAGATAGACCGTGCTATAAATGTGGCCAAGGACAAAATGAAAGAAGGCATTCAACAAGTCAATGATGCGCAGGCGGCAGCGGCCACCAAGGATAATAGTTTCTTTAAATTGTTATTTGGTGATGTTTCTTCTATGTCCTTCGGTACGCTTCAAAACCTCATTGATCAGGCTAAACAACTCAAAGAATACCTTTCCGGCAATGGTGACTCAAAAGGTATCACCTTCATTTCAAAAGATCAGCTTGAAGCTATAGAGAAAAGTCCGGCTGAATTGGATAAGCTAAAAAAGGCTCTTGATAAATTGTTGGGAAGTTCCAGTGAGGGAAGCGGCAATAAATGGGAAAGTATCTTTGACACATTCAAAAAGGGATTCGCAGGGCTTCAAGGAGCTAAAGGTTTCAAGGAAATATCCGGTGCGATAGGAACAATAAGCGGTGCGGCAGAGAATGCAGCCGGAGAACTGGCCGATATGTTCGACCAAATGGGGAATACCGAAGTAGCGGATGCCCTGAACGGAATACAACAGGTGATGGGTGCAGTCTCCAACATCGGACAAGGATTTGCCAAAGGAGGTCTTATCGGTGGCATAGGCGCAGCGATTGGCGAAGCGGCAAATTTCATTGGCCAAGCTTTTGCAGCCAACGCCCGGCACAAAGCGGCTTTAAGGGCGATTATGAACGAGACCATAGCCCAACAAAGAGAATACAATCTTCTTTTGATGCAGCAGAACTTAGAATATGAGAAAGCTACTACGATATTCGGAACGGATGCCTACGGCAAAGCTGCTAATGCCGTTAAGGTCATGAAAGAGGCTGTAGCGGATTTGAAAGAAGAATTAGCCGGTACTACCGAACAGAAGCAAAGCCAATCTAAAGACGCTTTATTTAAAAAGTTCTTCGGTGTTTCCAACCCACAAGCGGAACTCAAAAAGGCGTATGCCGGACTTGCCAACATTGAGATAAAAACCGGACACAAGAAAACCGGACTGTTCGGCTGGGGAAAAGGGAAAGACATCTATTCTTCTATCCTTGACGTGTACCCTCAGTTAGTGGATGCCAATGGCAAGTTTGATAAGAGTTTGGCAGAAACTATAATAAACACCCGTGAAATGTCCGATGAGAGCAAAGCTGCCTTGCTGAACATGATAGATTTAGCACAACAAGCGGAAGAAGCTTATAATCATCTCAACGATTATTTTACTGATATTTTCGGTGAGTTGGGCGGTACAATAACGGATGCGCTCGTAGATGCTTTCTCCAATGGTACGGATGCGGCACAAGCATTCACGGATTCAGTCTCTGATATGCTGGAGAAGTTGGCGAAACAGATGGTTTACTCTGTCACCCTTGCCCCCTTGCTGGAGAAAGCGCAAAAAAAGATGATGGACGTGATGCAGAATACCGGGTTGTCCGATGAACAGAAGCTCGACAAGTGGACGGGGATTCTCAATAATCTTGTAGGGGATGCGATAAACCAACAGGAACTGGCCAATAGATTATTGGAAGAATACCAGCAGACAGCCAAAGAGCAGGGATTTGACATATTTAAGCCGGAAGGATCTTCACAATCATCCACGTCAAGAGGATTTGGTACTGAAATGACACACGAGGATGCCGGGGAGCTAAGCGGCCGGTTTACCGCCTTACAGATTGCCGGGGAGGAAATAAAGAATCAAAGCATCATGCAAACAGATTTACTTTCAATGATTAATGAAAAAATGCCATTGATAACAGGAGAGGCAAATTCAACTGGTAATTTGCCGGACATTGCAGGGCGGGCAAAAGAGGCAGCATCCAATAGTTACCAGTCGGTGAACATTATATTCCCTGATGCAAAGCTGGATTCCTTAACAAAGGAGGTCTCCGAGTTAAAAGTGATAGTGAACGACATGAGAAATTTACAGGTCGATGGAAATCTCGAAAGGATGGTAATCAGTGAAGACGTCAGGAAAATGGCAAAGAACAGCCCGAAAATACTTGCCAATACGGACGATATGAAGCGGAGTCTAAGATAGCCATAGAGCAAAAATGCTCATTGGTGAAAATCAACTACTTATAAAAGACCTCGTATCAATTGGGATATAAGGCCTTTATGAATATAGCAAAATAGTTATATTTTATTTGGTAGGGTTATAGCAAGTAATGATGCGTATGCGTGAAATCAAGCGAAAAACAAGCGTTGTTTCAAGATTATTCTACGGTCATACGCGCGGAAAAACGGTTAGAAAATGCCGAATTTGCCGATGCTATAAAAAAAGACAAGGAACGGCTGAAAACGAGCTGAAGTGGATTACTTTGGAGTACGCGCGTATGACTTCGGAAAATACTTCTTGATATGCTGTAGCCTGTTCTGCTTTTCAATGGAGCAGCATTTGCCCCTTTTCTAAATATAGCAAAATAGTTATGTTTTTATTTGGTGGTTTATAGCAAAAACGCTATATTTGCACTGTCTTAATAAATAAACGGTCTTTTAAATTATGAAGTACAATCAGTTTTTTGCGGAACTTACCGCAGCAGGTTGTTACGTTCTTAGGCATGGGGCTAATCACGATATTTGGTACAGTCCTAAGACGGGAAACAAGTTCGCTTTGTCAAGGCATGGCAAACAAGAAGTACCTACCGGAATGGAACGTAAAGCAAGAAAGGTTCTTTTGGGGGAGTAATCCCCCTACCTTTTGCGCTTCATGGCTGAAAGATCGTTTTTGTTGAGGCAATGGGGTACGGTAATAGTGCCGTACTCCTATTTTAAAGAAATGGATATGAAAGTAACTGTAATTATGGAAAAGGCGAGCGATGGGTATTACTCATGCTTTGCCGAGGAAGATTTGCCCGGCTTCGGGTTGGCTGGATATGGAGATACGGCAGAAGCCGCCAAAGAGGATATGATGGAAGCGTATGAGGAAATAAAGGAGATGCAGGCAGAAGAAGGCAAGGAAGTGCCGGAACTGGAGTTTACCTACAAGTATGACATGCAATCCTTTTTCAACTATTTCTCATTTCTGAATGTTACTAAGGTTGCAGAGTTGGCAGGTATTAACGCTTCATTGATGAGGCAATACACTTCCGGTGTGACAGCAGCCGGACAAAAGCAATATGATAAGATAAGGGTAGCGGTGGAACGTATATCTAAAGAACTTTCCGCAGCTACTTTCTAAAGATAGTGTACCGCTGTGAAGCGAGACCGTTTAATTAAGACAATGAAAAGCCCGTTCCGGTGATTATTGGGACGGGCTTTATAATTATTTCATCTGTTCAGCCTATAGATTTCACCAATTATCGACATTGGTAACACCTTTTAGAATTGCATCTTTCAACTTTAATATAACGATTTGCGACCAAATATGGCTATTAACAAAAGCTTGTGCAGTCGTTTTTTTGAAAGAACCTTCTTTGAATGGATAACATTCATTGGGTTGCCATTTATAAAGCGTATCGCCTATAGGTAATTCATATTCTTGTATAGTAGTTGTTATTCGGAACTTATTATCTTTTATGTCAACACGTATAATTATCCATGAATTTACTATTTGCCCATCCATAAAATTTCTTGCAATTTCTGGAATATACCCTTTCCCAATTACTGATCCTGCATCTTTATCGTTTAACTGTATTACAGACTTACCATCATTGAAGGAATGAATAAACCAATTATTTACTTCAACATAAATTTCATTTTTGGATTTAGATACCGAATCTATCACAATAGACCTTGTTATGGCATTATTTTTATCAAGGCTATACAATTCTTTCAACTTTAAAGCTGATTGCACGTAATCTATTTTGTTCTTTTTGAAAATAAGTTCCTTTCCTTGATACTTTTTAAATTCTGTATCTGTTATTATTTGCCCTTTAGCTGATAATCCAAAGGCTATTAAAAGCAAGAATATAATTTTTCGCATCATAACTTTTTCAAGTTTAGTAATGCACAAACGTACAAAAGCAAATTGCAAAAAGCAAATTTATAATGCTATTTCTACTTTAGTCTATTCTATTTTGATATTGATATTCTTTCCGCAATGGGGACAGGTGAGAGAAAGACTGTCTTTCTTACCTACAATTTCATCTTTTGACACTAACAACTCCCATATTTCTACACCTAAAGCGTCAGCAATCTTTTCCAACGTAGTGTATGAAGGTTTTCCGGCTACAATTTGAGCAAGCCCCACAGTACTCATACCCAACTTTTCGGCAAACTCTTTTTGAGTATAACCTTTTTCTTTTATTACTTCTTTTATCCTCATAAGTATATCCTTTAATATTTGTAGTGCAAATATAAGTGAATAATTTATTTGTTATAGTATTTACTTTAATAATAGATGTTAAATATAAGTATTTTCTTTATTTATTTCATGGTTTATTAAAGTAAATACTATATCTTTGCATTGTCAAAGTTAAACAATAAGATATAAGCCTTATGACAAAAGAAGATTTAAACCAGATGTGCAGAGAATACCAACAGGTATTAGTAATGAGTGAAGCAGAAGTATTCGCCATGTACGAAGAAAGCAAAGCTGAGTGTGTAGCTTCTTTTGAGGTAGAGATTGACCTTTGGGAAAATTATTTTGGGTATAGATACTAATAAAATATACGATTATGGCAACGAATTTCAAAAAACAAATGAGTGAGTTAATGAAGCAAGCTTGGATGCTCGTTAAAGTGTACGGCTTTTCAATGGCTGATGCAATGAAACAAAGTTGGAAAGTCCTCAAATTGAAAGCAGCTTTGAAGAAAGGTGTGGTAAAGTTCTACTATCAGAAGCTGAACGGTGAAATCCGTACTGCATGGGGCACATTGAAAGAAGGATTAATACCTGAAACAAAGGGCACAGAGCGCAAAAAGAACGAGAGCCTTATAACTTACTACGATAACGAGAAACAAGCGTACAGAAGCTTTAAAATAGCAAATTTAATCAAATTAGGATAATTAACCCGGTGTGGTAGCTACTAAACCCAACTGCCACACCACAAAATATAAACCATGTATTTTCCATTAGAGATTAACGAACAGTTGGCAAATGCCATGAGAGCAACAGCCGAAGCGAAAGCCGAGATTGGCGTATTTATGAAGTCAGAAGAAAAGAATAGCACAAAGCGTGTAAGCATGGAATCTATCAATGAATTAGATGAAATCCTATGTGATGTAGTATGCCGAATTGCAAGTTTAACAAGTAGTGTTATGTCTGCTTGTGCTATTGATGAGAGTGATAAAGAAATAAAGAACCGCCTAAACCTTGAAAACCATGTTTCTGAATGAAAGAGCGCAAGTTCTCATTAAAGAATTGAGAGATAACAGCAACGGAGGTGTAAATACTTATAAAGCCTCAATATGCGATGCAATGTCTATTATCATGTTCATGTATCAAATGCACGCTTCCGATACCGAGAAAGAGATGTTAGCTGATGCCATTGATACACTATCAAACTATAACGAGTTGCTAACCGCATTATCAAAAGAGAAATGAAACTCTATATCATCATGCTGGTAGTAGGTCCTATCCTGCTGCTGGCGACTAACAGCGAATTTTGTTTGAGTAATATAACCGGGCTGGCAATGATGTATACTGCTGGCCATAAATTGAATATTTTTTATGCCTGAGTCACAAATTATAAAAGTCATACCAAGACCATTAAAAGACGGTTCTACCAATTACACAATAGAAACAGTTGTTGAGGATTGGGGAAAGAATAACATAGTTCTCACACATGAGGAGGCTATAAAATTACGAAACAAGCTGGACGAAATTCTCACGATTAAGAACGAAAGCATGAATAAAGTTAAAATAGAAGTATCAAAAGGTGCTGCTGGTTGGATAGAACGCTTTCAATGCAAAAGTGATTTAGACTTAGAGATTTCTTCAGTACGTGATATAATGTTTCATGTATTGGACGTGTGGTTTGATGATGCTATTTCCGATGAAAAGGCGAAAGATATGCTTAACACTTTGTATAATGTCGAGACTATCATAAAATCATTAGGAGAATAAGCCATGCAGACAGTAGAATTAAAATTGATAGTCGAAAAGCTTGCATCATGCAGCGATGAGTTTGTAAACCAGTACACGATATTCAAAGAAGACACTTTGATGGAGCTTCCAGAAGAGTATGATAGATTTATACGTGGCATTTGCGATTGCTACGAGGCGTTAGGCGTGGTTATCGGTACTGCCGAAGTGGAGAACATCAAAAATAGAAGATAACAGCAACGCCCGAAGCTGTAAGAGGGCAACCAAATAATAATGATATGGACGAAGATAGAGTTTTGACAATGGCAAAGAGTGCGCTAAAGCAGGCGAACATCATTCGCTATGAGAACGGACACGAGATAATAGATGTAAGCCTGTTGCGCACAATCCCGGACGGTGAACTTATGAAGTATCGCAACGTGGGCAAAACCACGATTGAGAAGATACAGGAAATAAGAAAGTCGCTTGATTGGTTATAATACGAAAATGCAAAGAGAGGGAGTTTCAGAAATGGGATTCCCTTGATTTGGATAAATGCGATTAAATAGCTTATTTTGTACTATAATCTTAGATGTTGTGCAAATGTTGTGCAACTCATATTTAGGTTATTAATTACCCCTCTTATTTTCAGTGTATTACATGTTATTGCACGCTATCAGATGGATATTGAACGTCTGTCACAGTTGCAAGACATTATCGACAAGTTCAATGCGGCCAACACAGCCGACCAACGTACAATCTTGCAGGAGATTATCGACTTCATTGTTGATGATTATCGTCAGATCCTGCTCGCTCCACACAAGCGTATGGATATCGTTGTTCCTGAACTGTTGATGACCGGAAAGGCGCAGGTCCACTTGGCAGACAACAAAGAGAATATCGAATTGCTCGATATTGAGTTGCCGTTCCATTTCCTTACTCCAGAAGCTTCAGCAAAGGATAAGTTTATCACTTACTTGCAACAGGAGATTCAGAAATTGAAAGCCAAATACGGTGTATTCTCCAAGATGATTATGTCTCGTGGCACATTCATGAAGAATATCGTAGGTGCTTCTGAGTTCGGAGATAAGTTTAAGATGATTCTTGGCGAACGTGAGTTCATGGTTAACGCAGGTTTGGTAACAGACCAAATGGCCTCCAGTGTGTTTACGGGAATCGGGCTTCCGGCAATTGAAATCAAGGAAGATTATGTAGAAAATCAAGCGGGTGAAAATATCCAGATTTATGCGGACGATCGCATTACTCTGTTACAGAGTGATAATGTGATGCGTATGCGTCACCATAAGCCGTATGTTATGACTGATCCGGTTCCGGGACGTTCTTACAATGCCGCAGAAGGTCAGATGTCCGTATGTAACTATCGTGATGAAGAAGGTAGATACATGGAGTACACCGCAGAGTGGATTCCAGAGTTTATCGCCCCGAACAAGATTGTGAACATTGACCTTTCGACAATGAACGTATGACGGTAAACGAATACATATCACAGAAGTTTCAGTCTTTCGGCATTAACTTGTCGGAAGCTGACCTTTTGGATATGTGTCTGAATGCGGAGATAAGCGGAGAGGACGAGATGAACGAGGATTGTTACGGTCGTGTCTCCGTGGCGATTGCGAAGTTCATCCCCTCTCTATTGCTTCGTGCCACTTCAATCAGTGAAAGCGGTTTCTCGATGTCTTGGAACATTAAAGGTATCAAGGACTACTATTCACTCTTGTGCAAACAGTACGGATTGAAAGACGAATTAAGCAACAAACCCAAATGCACTTTCTTATGATATTCGCTCCACACATATTGCAGGTAAAAGTTATCACCCCGATGGAAAAGGATGAGTTTGGCAGACCTATCCCTGGTATGGGTGGTGAAAGCTGGCAGGATGTATGTAAGTGCCGTTGTGACGATGTGAGTGCGGAAAAGAAGGTATCTATCAATGGTGTTCTTTACGATTTCAAATATAAAGTTGTCTTTGATAAACCGTCAAAAGTTGAAGCAGGCACAGAAGTTCGTTGTTTGAATCCCGATGGAAGCATAAGAGGTGAAGGGGTTGTTAAAAGCCCTTTAGAAACAAACTATTTTCTTTATAGACAGATATGGTTGGAGTAGATGCGGACTTTTCAGATGTTGACCAATTCTTTCAAGGCGGAGAATGGGAAGTTGAAAAGAAGATGATTGATGTGGGCGATGAAGCCGTGAAGTACGCAGAGGAACACGGCGATTATCAAGACCATACGCTCACTTTGAGAACGTCCAATGATTACGATGTCGATAAAGATGGTTTGACACTTTATAATGATGCTGAATCGCCAAAAGGTTATCAATATGCGTCTAACGTGGAATCTAAAGGGTTTGAAGTTTTGAGTGGTGCCGCTCTATATGCGGAGAAACGATTAAAAGAAGAATTTGAATGATAGTAACTACCGACATAGGAAACATTCTCTATCGAGATTGTAAGGATTTTGGGATAAAAATCGTACCTGATGGGGAAACTCTAACGGGCGAATTGAAGTCTGAAAGGATTGTTATCCACGCAAAGAAACAACAGCCGGGTACTTATTGGAAGAAGTCTTTCGCTGAGGTGAATTTTTGTGTTCCTGATTTGAGCGAGAATGAAGCGAATGCTATCCGTCTTAATGAACTTGAAAGAGAAGTCATGAAACATTTCGATGATGTGGTAAGCATCTATGACGGTACTACCTACAATTACTCTATCGAATCAATCGGTACGGAAAAAGACACAGCTTTGAAGTGTCACTATGTGAATGCGAGAATTTTATTTGAAGTATTAAATGTAAAATGATATGAAACCATTTATAGGAATTAAGAAAATTTGGTATGGTGAACCTATTGAAGCGCCCCTTACTGCGTCTGCATTGAAAACGTGGCTCAGTAGTGCTACCGAAGTGAAGAACTCCCATCAAGATACATGGGGATATACAGAGGATGATCCATCCGTTACGGACTATATCAATGAGTTAACGGGAAAAACGTATTACCGTGATATAACAGCTAATGGGGCAAAAACAATAGCGTTTACACTCGGTGAATATGGGTTTGAAGATAAAGTAGCTTTACAAGGAGGAAAGTTGGTCGGATCAGGTGACGGATGGGAAGCACCTGAAAACCCAGAACTTGTTTATAAAGCAGTTGTTGGTATGACAAAAACAGGAAACTATGTTGTGTTCACTTATGCCGGTATCGTTGGAAAAACAAACTTTGTGGAGAAAAATATGGGACTTGGCGTTTCCGCTGTAGCTATGGATAATCCGAATGATGGAGTCTCTGACGAATATTGGTTTAACGGAGAAAAGGTTGATACCCCATCGGAATCATCTTTACAATCTTTAAGAGCAAAATCCGTGGATTAAACTTTTGGTGGTTTAAGGTTAAGTTTTCAGGATGGCGGTGGGTGGTTACTCACCGTCTTTTTTAGACTAAAAAAATTATGGATAACGCTGCAAAAATAGTAAATAGTGCTGTTCTCGGGATGGATTTTGAAACGGTAATAGTAAATAGCAAAGCATACGTGATTAATCCTCCTACGATTCATAAAATAGCTGGTGTAGGATATTATCTATCCGATTTGAAGGATGCAATTACGGTCATGGATATGCTTCGCTCACTGAAAGATGTAGAAATGGCTTCTCGTGCTCTTTCATGGCTCATAATAGGGAATGAAAGCCTTAGCGAAGAATTGTCGAAAGGAACATTTGATGAGGTGGTAGAAGCATTGGCGATAGGTCTTTCCATGATTTCCGCTGAAAATTTTTGCAGGCTGTCAGTTTTAGCCAAGAACGTAGCAAATCTGACAGCAAAACAGAAGTAATAGGCAATAACTGCCTGCTCGGACAGATTGCATCGTTCATAGAAAATCTGCATCTGTCTTATGATGAAGTGGTAAATCAAATTCCATATAGAAACTTAGTAATAATGCAAAAAGATAAACTTCACACCGCATATGGAGAGGTTATGGAAGAAGTGTCAGAAGAAGAGTTTTTCAAAAGGAAAGGTAATAATCCGTTGAAGTAAAAATGGTAACGGGTAAAATAAAAGCCGGAGAAATCCGGCTTCTATAACGCTAATAGAATTAGTATTCGGATGAAAAAGTATATGGAAATTAAAACCCCTACACCTATAGTTGTTTTTGTAATCCAATTATGCTCAAAAATATCCCAATAATACATACCTCCATCTCCCCATTGATGTGCTACTTTCTTTGCCATCCAATAACCGATTCCTATTAGTGTCATACCGATACCTAAGCCTAAGACATATCTTCGTTCTATGAATTGTATATCAAACATCATAGATGAAGCCGAAAGTAATATTCCACAAAGTAGAACTAACTTCCACCAATGGTCTATTTTAAACAAATTTCCTATTTCCATACTTTTTTCTTCTTAGTACCTTATTTAATTAATTCAGCTTCTAATAGATAACTATTTGGTTTTAGTTCCATTTGATAATATTTGATATCCCTACTTGCTAAGGAAGCTTTTATAAGTTCTTTGTCGGATTCCGGCATTCGAAAGCCAAAATATATTCCAGTGACGGATTCGGGTGATATTCCAAGTAAACCAGAGGAATATAAAGTTATTCTAATTTCCTCTTCACGTTCCCATGCCATTGATTTAGTAGCGATTAAACATTTTAAAAATTGTGTATCATCTACTAAATTATCGGTTATGCTATTTATTGAAAATTCTGGGATATCATTTTTATATTGAACATTGAAAATGCTATGTAAGTGTCCCTTTGATATAGACTTTTTTAGCTGTTCAAAATCATATTCAATACAAAAACCTTTATGCCCATTAGCATAATATGCCCATAGTAATTCATTAAAGACTGTTTTGCTTAAAGAGAATATTCCCAATTTAGTTCTTACTTGGTCTACTATCTTTGCGTAATTATCTTTTGCTATATTTTTAGGGAGTCCACTTTTCTCGATGAAATCAAAAACTTCATACATCTTACTATCATTGACTATAGTTTCAGATGGGTCATTGAGGTGCTGTACTGTTGGCGCATATATTTGGTTATTGACAAGAGTCAACAAGTCTCTATATATATCAGATCTATATTTATATAATTTCATAGAATTGAAGTTTGTTGTTAAACTCTACATTCTCTGTTTGGTGACGGGATATATTCATTTTTTCCTTTTTCTATTCATTTTTGCTTTATAATTATTTAGGGGCTGTAAATACTGAGATATACTTGATAAAAAGTAATCAGCCGCCAGCTTGTAGTTACCATATTCCTCCTTTGTTATAGATATTGCTGCATGGGCAATTCTATCTCTGGTTTTCCAAAGGGATTTTTGATTATTTTGAATGATTAAATTATAATAATTAGGGTTGCCGTGATAAGTATTGTTTAAAATTCTCCATTTTTTATTTATGAAATCCAGCTTATCTGGGTATTCTTCCATTTTTTCGTAATATCTTAATAGTTTTAGAGTGATTTCAATTCTGGACCATAATATCAATATAGCAAAACCGTATTCATTTACACTAACTAAAGCATGAATTCTGTGTTTGTAATATTTATCATCTAAAGCTTTGAATGCTTTATACGCCTTGTCTGCTAATTTAGTCTGCTCTTTGCTCATTTTAAATATGTTTATTATACTTCCTCTATCTTAAGTTTTTTTTACAATTGGGGTAGGTGATTAATATTTTGCATGTCCGTTCTCATCAAAATCAAATGGCAATTCCATCTGTCCTATTTGCCGCATTTTCATCTTTTTGAAGTTGTCGCAGAATTGTTTCATATTGTCAGATACTTGAAATAAGGTGATTACTTTGTTTATCTGCTTTTCAAGGTTAGGCTCCCCGATGTCGAGGGTTAGCAACTGGTGGTATCGGCTGGTTCTGTTTCCAGACTCGCTTTTGGGAGTTTTCTTCTTTAGTTCGTCAAGGACACCGTTAGGTAGTTCCTCGTAAATGAACATATTAGTCCATTTTCCTATAATGCCTGGTCTTTTTTTTATGCCATTTACTGTAAAATCCCAACCATTCAATCTGAATAGTTCTTTATAAAACACATCAGGAAAACGTTTCTGCCACGGAAGAAGCTCTTCTGATATGTATGCCTTCAGAATTTTTTGTAGCTCATCTTTTTCTCGGTCATATTGATATCCAGTAGCTTCATCGACAAGGGCAGTAATTCCAACTCTTGCAAAAGCACGTATCAGAATTTCACATTGATCTGCTATTATTGCTTGTCTTGGAGATAATTCTATTTCTTTTCTTGCCTGAAGAAACACATCGCAAATGTCTGCTAATGCTTCTGCATTATATCCATTAATTTTTTTACTTCCATCAAAGCAACTTATCGGTTCAAAGTGGCCCGATGTTAAGTATTTAACAATGAATGGATTGAGCGTTTTTTGAGTTAAATAACGCGCTAATCTGGTCCCAGAGGTTTGCTTACCTTCTTCTGTATCTGTCATTTTTAGTGCCTCTTGCATTCCACGCCCAGATAATATACGAGTTCCATCATCCAATACATAACATGGAATGATAAGACCATTTAAGTCGAGTTCTCCTTTGTATTTTATCTTTTTACTACTTTCCATACCACTTTCTAATTTTACAATTTCTCCGCTAACTTCTTAATATCCTCCTATTGATAATGTGAAAAATATTTTCAATTCAGATGTTACAAACTGTTTCGTTGGCAGTTTATTGATAAATTTTTGATCTACTTCTCTCGAATAATAATTGTAATTTCATTATCATTTCCTCCATTTTCAAGACATCGCTTAGCGTCTAATAGTACTCTAATGGTTGGTGTATTCCATGTTGTAATTCTGCTAAAGCATTCAGAAGCTCTTCCCAACTCGGTTTGATTTTCTTGTGTAGAATTAACAGCTTTATCTATTTTGTCTGTAAGTATTCTTTCTGCATCATCAATGTTGTATCTTTTATCGCCTGTGTAGGGTAGTTTATAATTTAATCCATCCTCGTTTTTTATTGGCGTTATACTTTGTCCATATACCTCTTTGATTGCCGATTCTATTTTACCTTTTGGAGATGAACAGCTTAATAGGAAGAATGAAAGCAATGAGATTCCAATAAATATCTTTTTCATAATCGTGTGTTTTTATAATATGTTAATATTTTTGCAAATCAACACATAAAACCACACAAAAGCAAATTATTTTGACTTTTCTTTGATTTCAGCCATAAATTTCTCCAATTTGGTTATCGTGGTGGTTTTGTAGGACTATGGTAACGGGTAAAGAAAAAGCCGGAGGAATCCGGCTTTATTTAATAATATAGCCTATTAGTGAATCAATATCATTTATTATGGCTGGTTTTTTAAAATGTTTTTCCATTTCCTTTTGTATAAGATGAAAAGGAAGATGGATATTATCGATAATGCAAAGAGTATCCTTATCAGTTTTGGTGATTTGTATCTTATCACAAATAATAAAACAGTAAGAGTTAATAATTATTGGCTCAGATATATTGTTTGTGTCAAAATACAACTCGTCAACTTCAACTTCTTGTGAATGGATGTATTTTTTTTTACTATCCTTGATTGTGAATAATTTTCTATAAGCGTCATGACGCACAAAAAGATACGGCATATGCTTGTATTTAACAACGCTTATTCCAGGTACTAATTCGTTAGGGTTTACCATACTCTTATTCCTCCATCTTAAATTTTTTCCCACAGTTGGGGCAGGTGATAGTATTCTTGTCCTCTTCCAGTTCATCAACAAAGAAGTCTCCAACTTTACAACCAATTACATCTGCTATCTTTTGCAATGTATTTACTGTTGGGTTTCTACTGAGATTCTGCGCAAGCGTAACCCTTGTTATTTCAAGCTTTTCAGCGACTTGCTCCATTGTGAAGCCTTTCTGTTTTATTATACTTTTTACGTCCATATTAATGTATGATTAAAATCTATCGCAAAGATAGAATAACTTCCTTTTAATTCAAAACATTATAGTACTAATTTTAAATCTATAATCATACGTAATTATATTAATGTATTTGTATAGTCATAAATATATCTTTTGGTTAATAAATGATAATAATCATACGTTTCTAGCGTTTTTATTTTGTTTTAAATGATTATAGTCATACATTTGTCACATCAAAGTAAACAAAGAACTCTAAAACATACAATTATGAAACGCTACAATTTATCTCAAATCATGAAAGACGCTCATAGATTCTACAGAAGTAATTCGAGAATGGGTAGAACCTTTGGCGAATGTCTGAAACTCGCTTGGACTTGGGCTAAGGATGCTATCAAGTTCAAAGAAGAAAGAGATGCTAAGATAAAAGCCATGGTAGCTAATCAGAAATCGGTAGAGCGTAAATCTTACAATGATAGTAAGATTACTTGGGCTGACTACTACAACTCAAATAGCAAAGGTTATATGGGTAGTCAGTATTGCGGTGATTGAAGTAGGTAGAAACGAATAAATAACTCAAAACATAGAAACTATGGCAATAATCGGATTTACAGATGAACAATTAAAGGTTATCAATAACCTTCGTGACAAGCTTTCTTTAAATGGTATAGCGACAATAGATGCTTATCACGCTATCTTCTTTGTGACAAGTACATTCACCCGTAATCATGCTGAAATGCTTGATAACGCAGGCTTATACTTTGACCTGACAGCGAGTAACGGGTATATGGTTTTGGATGTAATGAAACAAAGTTGAGTTTATGTATTTATTGGTGAAAGTTAGGGACGTTGAGAAACGCCCCTTTCTTTTTAGTCTTGCTTTTGTTTTAGTTCGAGTTTCGCTCCGCAGTTGGGGCAAACGAAAGTTGATTTCTGGCTATCAGAAAATAGCTCGGACATTGGGACATTTATTGCTTCTGATATTTTAATTAATGTGTCAAAAGCAGGTTTGCTCTTTTCATTAATGATATTAGTTATATTTTCTCGACTAATACCAACCCTTTCTGCAAGTTCTTTTGCAGTTACATTTTGCTCTTTCAAGACTTCTTTAATTCTCAGATACATAGTTATTCATTTTATTAATGATGCAAAAGTAGGAAAAGTAATGCAGTAAATCACATATTGCGTGTTAAAGTAATGTTAAATATTACTTTTGATTTGTTTGGTGTGATGCAGTGTGTTACATTTGTGCCAACAAAGTAATTAAATACATAACTAATAAATATAACGACTATGGTAACAAATTTTAAAAACCAAATGAGAGAAGTAATGAACGAGGCTTGGCGCATGTTCAGAATCACGGGCGAAAGTTTCGCAGAGTGTCTTAAAAGAAGTTGGTTGCTTCTGAAACTGAAAGCACAGATGAAGAAAAGAACGGTTCAGTTCTTCTATCAAAAAGTATCGGGTGAGATTCGTCAAGCGTTCGGTACGTTACGTGATGAAGTGATAGCCGATAATGTAAAGGGTACAGGTCGTAAGCCTAATGAAAACCTATTTACCTATTTCGATTGCGAGAAGAACGAGTTTCGTTCATTCAAGAAGTTCAACCTTATTAAAATCGCATGACCATGAAGAAGATTAAATTTTTGAATCGGGTTTACACACCGATTCAATCCGATTACGTTGGATTAGACGACATAGTAAGTATCAACGGTATTGTCGGATGGCTTGATTTCATTGGTGAGGATATGCTTGCCGTGATAGATGAAAAAGACATACTTCATAAAATAGCAACCGAAGAGATTCATTCTGTTGTGAAGTACACGAATTTCATAAACGGAAACATGACTAATATACCTATTCAATCATTAATAAAAGCGGCTTGATTATGTTGTCATTAGAAGAAATTACTAATGTTAAGACAGAGGGTGAATTTGTGATAATAGAAATCACATTGTTTACGGCAATACTGCACAATCCTTCATCTAAAAGGACAATGAGTATTCGTTTGTGTGATTTTTGGAGAGTGGTAGATGCGGTTGATTCTCTGTCGGGTTTGAAAGTAAAGAATAACCGTATATGAATAACACGATTATTCAAAAAGGCAGTCTTCGCACGACTTTAAAGGCTGCCTTTTATCTGTTTTTTACGACAACGAATTCATTGTCGTGTATAAGATGAAAGAAAATTCTCATTTCGTTTGGATATGAAATAAATTTGCAGAAAAGGAAACAAAGATGTTCTTCGTGGTTGTCGAATATGCGATAAGATATTAAAGGCGTTAGATTTAGTCCGTAGACAACCACATTAGACGGATTATTTCTTCGCCTTTCTCTTTTATATGATTCTAAGCGTAGATAGTATCTAAGAGGGTTCAGCAGAAGCGAGTAATGGCGTAACGGGGTTCGATTCCCCATCTGCTACAAATTCAGTCAAATTAAAATCCCCGAAAGCGGAAGTGACTGAGCCGCCAACGGGGATAATAATAACGTTTTAATACTGCAAATGTATGAAAGAAAATTCAGAAAGGCAAGTTTTTAATTACAAGAATGTACCAATTACTATAATTCGGTATAATGGAAAGCCCTATGTTGATTGTAGAAACATTGGTAGATTACTTAAAAGGTGTATTTCAGGGTGGGTAAAAGACAATAGAAATCAAATCGCTATCTATTGTAATGGCAATGGGATAAAAGTAAATAAGGCTATTATAACTAATCGGTGGCTTTTAGAAGATATTGCCCTGATGTATGCTAAGTCCATTAGTAATGACTTCTTTGAAGCCATGAAACAAGCAATCAACAAGTTTAATGTAAGTTCAACTATAAATGATAAACCTATGAATCAATTAACAAAATCAAGTACGAATGAAGAAATCAAAGCATATTTCAATGCTATTTTAAAGTTAGCGAAAGCGAGTGAGAAATATCCAGTTAATTTAGATGAAGTTTGGATGCTTATTTATGAACGAAAAGATAGTGCAGTTAAAGCACTTGTTCGTGACTTTATTGAGAATGAAGATTACAAGCTGCTCCACCGAAAAGCGGAGCAGGTATCGGGGGCTAAATATGTGGATGATTACTATCTTACTGTTTCGTGCCTTGAATACTTTATCGTCAAAAAAGTACGTCCAGTCTTTGAAGTGTATCGTAAAGTTTTTCATAAGGCTGCCGAACATATAAAGCTACTGAAAGAGCCAACCATTAAAGATAAGATAGCGGTGGCCGATTGGCTAACGGGCTTTCTTAATCTGAACGAAAGCAGCAAACTGGCTTTAGCAAAAACTATTGCAGAACCTCTTGGTTTGCCTACACCCGATTATACACCATCAAAAGGTATTCTAAAATCAGCTGGCGAACTTCTGAAAGAAAATGAGTGTCCCATCAGTGCGCAAGTATTCAATCAGAAAATGATTGAGAAAGGTTATATGGTAGAGCTTACTCGCCCATCAAGTAAAGGCGGTGTGAAGAAATTCAAGTCAATAGTAGGTGAGGGATTAGGATTTGGCGAAAATCAAGTGAATCCGAATAACCCTAAGAGTACCCAGCCTCTTTACTATGAAGAGAGGTTTTTGGAATTGCTTGTTTTGTTGCAGTTGAGACAAATAGCTTAAACAAATAATGCGCACCTCATTAGGTTGGGGTGCGCTTAATATGAATATTACAAACTCCCTCCCATTGCGAGATATAAGTTTAAGGCATCTTTTATTCCTTTAATCTGTTTTTGTGATATGGTTTTTATATCGTGATATTGCCTTCCAATAAATTTTATTTTTGCAGTTTTAGCATTAGAAAGTGCCTTTATTAATTCAATGTCATTATTGGAATGGATATTTTCATCACACCATTCCCATATATATCCTCCATTACCTGAATCAGTTTCTACATTATTGGGGATAAATTCATAAGCTTTATTGTCAATAGAAAATTGATATTTGCGAATGAATAACCAATCGTCAGAATAATATTGTATTCTGAGTCTAAAGTTTGATACCCCATCAATATCTTTCATAAAATAACAATATATTCCATTCTGGTTGGTATATTGGGGAGCAGATTTTGGTTTAATCCATGTTAGTTCACGTGGGTCAAATTCGTCCTTGTTAAATGTAAATAAAGAGGATATTTTTTTTACTGTTATAGAATCAATAGGATTTTGTTTTTCTTTTTTTATGTCCGATATTGTTTTTCCAATGTTATCATCTAAAGACATAACATTATTTTTTATATTGTCAAGGGTTGATTGGTTTATATACGGATTTACTTTTTCACCGTTTGAGTTGTACAGTGAGAATTTTATCGGAATATTAACAAACTCTATTCCTTGATTAGTCATATCTTTATAAACTTTTTGAGAAATGCAAAATTTTTGATATGCTTCTAAATACGCAAGGGAATCATTCTTTGAGCTTATCGTCTTAGGTTCCTCCTCCTTCTCATTGTAAGAGTTGCTGAATAATGACTTTTCTTTAACCGTTTCCACATATTTATATGACTTATTGCAACTTGAAAAAGCAAATATTGACAATATCAGAATTAGTGTATTTTTCATGACAGTACATTTATTAACTTAAACGTTTGCAAAAATATCTCAAAAATCAATCATTTCCAATTATTTCACGACAATTATTCCGTTGTCGCATATCAAATACTTGAAATATTGCTGGATAACTTGTATTTGTCGAATTTAGCACAAATGAAAAAATAATGGAGTTTAGAGGAGATACATCTGGATTAGATGAGTTACTTGAAAGTGTAGACGATAGATATTATAATACCCTTTCTCAAATAGGGAGAGACGCCACCCGAAATGCAAAGATTAACAAGACTTATGAAAATAGGACTGGTAACTTGAATAATGCAAATGGGGGGTGTGTTGTCCGTAATGGGAAAATAGTAGATATGTGGGTGGAATCAGACGGTTCTCATTCCGAAGCGGTAAGAAATACAGAGAATCTTCTGATTTATTCCGAAAAATCAAAGGATGGGCTTTATTTGGCTAACGGTCAGCCTTATGCAAGCTATGTCGAAAGTAAAGGATTTGAAGTTATTATGACTAATGGTATCTTGTATGCAGGTAGACAAATAGAAAAAAAATTATAGATATGGCAGGCATTATTTCAAATGTAGACAGTGATGTTCAGAAGTTGCGCAAACTGAAGAACGAGATAGAAAATGTCAAAAAAGCATTGATGGGTATTAATATCAAGGTCGATATTGATATAGCTAAAGGTTTGCAATCACAGTTAACCTCCCTTTTGGGGCAATACGATACATTGGTGGATAAGATTGCGGCAGCGGAAGGAAAGATTATGCTTTCTGCCAGTCGAATCAATAAAGCAACCGAAAAGATTGTCAAAGCACAAGAGGTTGTATCTAAACCTACGGCTGATCCGGCACAGAATGGAGATGCTGCAAGGCAAACAAATACGGCTGAAACGGAAAGTGTTCGGGCGCAAGCAAAGGCTTATGATGACCTAAGAACCGAGATAAACGGTATTCTTGGCACAAGAGAAGAGAATGTCAAGAGAATGATAGATGAAATGAACGCTATCCGTTTGATTAATGCTGAAATTAAGAAAATCAACAAGTCACAAGGTGATTATTCTTCCTTGTCTTCTGCTCAACAAAAACGGCTTGAACAGTTAAACAATTCATTATTGACACATAAAACTGCTTTGTCAGAGGTGAGACAAGCATTGAACAATAATGCTAAACTTGATAATGCTGCCGCTACTTCCATGAATGGGTTATCTCAGTCGTTATCAAGAATGAGAATTGCCTATCGTGAATTGACGGAAGAGGAGAGAAATTCTCCTTTTGGGAAAGAGCTTCTTACTTCCATAAATCAAGCGGATGCAAAAATAAAGGAACTTGATGCTACAATTGGAAACCATCAACGCAATGTAGGAGATTATGCAAAACAATGGAATGGCCTTCAATATCAAATGCAAATAGTAGCTCGTGAATTACCTAATTTTGCTATAGATCCTCAGATTGGCATTATCTCATTGACGAATAATTTACCTTATCTTGTTGACGAACTGAAAAAAGCAAAAGATGCTCATAAGGCTTATATTGCAGAGGTAAAGACTGGAAATAAGGATTTAAAAGCTGTGCCATCTGTTGGAAAGCAAATTGTTTCTTCTTTGCTAAATTGGAATACGGCTATCATTATGGGAATAACGCTTATTACAGCATATCGCAAAGAAATTAAAGACTGGGTTGCTGGTTTATTTAAAGCTAAGGATGCCTTACAAGACGTAGCCTCTTATCAACAGAATCTTAGTAGGATTATGTCTGACAGTGTTAAAGATTCAGCGAGGGAGCGTGTGGAACTCGACACTTTATACAAAGCGACACAGAACCATACGAAATCACTGAAAGAAAGGAACGCGGCTGCTGATGAGCTGAAAAAGAAATATCCTTCATATTTCAGCAATCTGACAAACGAGGCTATTCTTGCAGGTAATGCTGCTTCCGCATACAAGAATCTAACGGATAATATACTAAAAGCGTCGCAGGCAAGGGCTGCGATGAAAATTATAGAAGAAAATTACAATAAAATATACCAGTTACAGAAAGCCATAAACGCAGATACTAATTGGACTAATAGGAATAGAGAAAGTACAAAAGGGGGAACGGCAACTACAACCGTAGTTGTTGGTTCGTCAGTAACCGGGTATACACAAAGCGGTCAGGTTTTGACTAAGGAGGCTGCTGAATACAATCGAAGAACAGACGCTCTGAGAAAGAATAAAGAAGCCGTTGAACTATTGAATAAGGCGAACGAGGAGTTGGTGAAATCAATAGATGTTACTTCGTTGATAGAGAATAAAACCAGTAGTTCTCCTAACAAACAAGATAACCAATCTGACAATCAACTCAAGCAACAAGAGCGCCTTGCAGAACAACTTCTATCTCTCCGCCGTAAGAACCAACAGGACGAAATTAACCTGTTGGATGAAGGAACTGAGAAGAAACTTCGTCAGATTAATTTGGATTATCAGAAAGAAACCGATGCTATCAAAAAGCAGCGCAAGGAATGGGAGGATGCTCAAGGTGGAAAGCTAACCGAAGAGCAGACTTTAGTCATTGACTTAAGAAAGGAGTTAGCAGGTAAGAAGAAAGATAGTGATACGAGTAAAGTTCACGAAGAGGAGGTCAAAGAGTATCAAAAGCTGTTATCTTCGTATCAGGATTATCTTACCAAGCGAAAAAATGCGGAAGATAAGTTTAATGCAGACCGAAAGAAGCTAAAGGATGGTGGAGCTTCTGATGCTCAAATAAATGAATTAGAGTATCAGCGGGATGAAACACTAAAATCCATAGACAATGAGTTTGCCATGCGTGAAGATTCATTCAAGGCGTGGACTGACAATATCGCTAACCTCAGTTTGGAGAAGTTGCGTGAATTGTTGGTACAGGCTGAAAGAGAATTGGAACGCTCTGAGTTCCTTAACCTGAATGACCCAAAGTTAGCCGGACAAAGAGCTAAAGTTACATCTTTGAAGAACATTATCAGTGAGAAAGCCTCAAAAACTGATACATCACCCGGTAAGCGTAGCCAAAAGGAATGGCAGGATTTGTATAAGACACTTTCAAAGGTAGAGAAAGAATTTGATGAGATTGGCACAACAGTAGGTGACACTGCCGGTGAAATCATATCCGCTGCTGGAAATATCGCATCATCGACCCTGCAAATGATTGATGGCATTACAACCCTTGCAAATAGTTCATCTGATGCAATGGCAGGAACAGCGCAAGCTGCATCTAAATCCATCCAAGCAGTAGAGAAAGCATCTGTCATTCTCGCCATTGTCGGTGCTGCTTTACAAATAACGATGAAGATGTTTGATTTATTTGGTGGTGATAATACAACAGAGAAATATGAAAAGACAAAAGAAACTTATGAATCTTACATCAATATCTTAGACAAGGTTATTGATAAGCAACTTGAATTAGCAGAATCCTTATCTGGTGATAATGCAAATGCTGCCTACGAGAAGGCTATTGAACTTGTCAAGACACAGAGCGATGCTGCACGGGTATTGGGTAAACAGTATCTTAATTCCGGTTCTTCGTGGAAATCTCACTCAAAAGGATACAGCGAAGTGGATGATATGTCTTGGGAAGGATGGAATGATGCGGCAAAAGCATTAGGTATGTCTGTTGATCAGTTTAAGAGTAAAATGGGAGGGCGTATGGAAGGTCTTTTTGATCTTACTGATGAACAGCTTGAAAAACTACAAGCAGAAGCACATATATTCTGGGCGCAGTTGGATTCTGATACTCAAAACTATGCCAACCAAATAGCGGAAGGTGTCGCTCAAGTGAAAGAAGTATTAGAACAACAAATGACAGACACAACGCTCATTGATGTGGATACATTAAGGAACGATTTCCATGACCTTCTAACTGATATGGATGCGGATTCTGCTGACTTTGCCGATAACTTTGAAGATTACATGAAGAATGCCATCCTTAACTCCATGCTGAAAGAGTCCTATATGGGCAGATTGGAAGAGTGGCGAAAGAAGTTTTATGCTGCCATGGACGATGGTGTGACTGAACAAGAGTATAACGATTTAAAAGAGGAAGGGCAACAGATTGCTGATGATATGAAAGCTAAGCGTGAAGCAATGGCTGATATGTTTGGTTGGAAATTTGAATCTTCTTCGCAGGAAGCAACTGCTAAAGGATTTCAAGCTATGTCTCAAGATACCGGCGAAGAACTTAACGGACGTTTTACTGCTTTACAGGTAGCTGGCGAAGAAATTAAAAATCAGAATGCTATTCAAGTACAGTCACTAAATCTTCTCACAATGAAATCAGAAGACATCTTTCGTGTAAATACAGAGATAAGGAACATCGCTGACGATACTCGTGATCTGATAGCACAATCTTATCTTGAACTGGTACAGATTTCAGAGAATACAGGGGCTATTATAAAGCCAATACAACAAATGCAGAAAGATATTGCAGAAGTAAAAAAGAACACATCAAAATTATAGATTATGGCAATTGAGTTACTGATAAATAATAAAAATGCTTACGCCACATGGGGAGTAAGAATGGGAGAGGGATTTCTTGATGTAATAGGGGCATCCGCTCCCATGAAGGATTTTATTGAGAACAAAAGCCGACTTGAACATGGGAAACGGGTAATAATCAATGATCCTAAAGTTGATGAACGGGAAATAACACTTTCTTTTACAATTGAGGGTAGTTCTCAGTCCGATTATCAATCAAAGAAGAAAGCTTTCTTTGATGAACTTTATAAAGGTAAGGTCGATATTCAAGTTCCGGCTAATAGTAACGATATTTATCATCTAATTTATCTTGGGAAAAGTATCACTTATGCACAGAGTTTAGATCGGATGTTCGGGAAGATATCAAGCAAGTTTTGCGAACCGAATCCAAATTTAAGAATCTAATTTACGACATTAATTGCATTGTCGTATATGGAAGCCTTAATTGTTAGGGCTTCTTTTTTTTGTCATTTAACTTTGGCACTATGAATGAGGTGAAAGTCAAAGACATATCAGGAAATGAGATTTTTTCAACTCCTATAGATTTAGGCAGCAAGAGAAAGTTTCAGTTAATGAAGGAAGACTACGTTGTTTTAAAGTTTTCCCTCGTTGATCCGGTTTTCTTTAAATTAGGTTATTATATTGATCTTCCCAATGATCCTACCGGCCTGTTTGATATTGTAGACTTGCAAAAGCCTACATACAACGATTCTACCGGTGGTTACGATTACGAACTACGTCTTGACGCTTATTATTGGAAATGGAAGAATAAAAAATTCTTCTATACTCCCGAAAATGCCGGACGCGAAGCCGGTTGGAGTCTGACTGCCACCCTTGATACCCATTTGGGTGTATTCTTGAAAAACCTTTCCGTATTAGGATATGACTATAGGGGTACAACGTTTGAATTTGAAATAGACTATAGCGTTGTTTCTCAATCAGCCAAACTTGTTACCTATGACAATACCAATCTTATCGATTCCCTTTCCCTGATGGCTGAGACATGGGAATGTGAATGGTGGATAACCAACCATGTCATTCATTTCGGTAAGTGCGAGTTTGGTGATCCTATCGATTTGGAATCAGGGGTGAACGTAGAGGCGATGGAACGTAGCGACAGTCAGAGTACTTATGCTACCCGCATTTATGCCTTTGGTTCTACACGTAACATTCCGGATACATACCGGAAAAAGCTTGTATTCGATGTTAAATCGGTCAATGGAAGAAGGATTTCCGATACGTCAAGAAAACTGGATGCCGGGTATTTCCCGGTAAGCTCTTACAGAAATGACGATGATATTGTTTTGTCTTACGAAAAGCCTTATTCGATAATGACAAACAGCCCTGCCAAGTATAGTATATTGATTCCGGTATCCAAGAATATGCCGGCCGGGAAATACAGCATTCAAGCGGATAATATAACAGCCGGAATAACAGACCCTAACCAAGTCGGACTTACTGTTCGTAACTTCAAGAGTACATTCAGTATCGAATATGTAACGGGAGGAGAGACGAAGCAGATTGAGATACAGACAAAAACAGAGGAGCGGGAAGGCAAGTATACTCCTACGGTTAAGTTTGATAACGCCATATTCACGCTTGAAGGCGATGCATCGGAATGTAGTATACGCATTGACTCATCTGTAGAATTCATAATCGATGAAGCAAATATACATTTCAATATTGCTTGCTACGGTGTAGTAAAGAATGAGAATAAAGGTGCTGATGTTACTGTCACTTTTATCTCAGGAGGTAATGCCGGTAAAACATTTGATGCGGTATATAATCCGGAATACAAAGCTGGCGAAGAATCGAATGTGATAGAGTTACCCGAAGGAGTCACAGCATCTTCTGGTGATATGTACACGATTGATAACATCATCAAAGGGAAAGTCCCCACCAATTATTTCAGTAAGGATGACGCTGAATTGACGGTTAGCGGTGTTGTACAGAAGCGCTTGATGCTTCCTTCTGATGTTCCTTACGTAGATGCCTATCGCTACAGCCCTACAGGTGAACGTATATATATCGGAGACCCGCGTTATGACAGTCCGCATAATGTGGAAATGCCCGTAGAGGAAGCCGTTGAAGAGATAGTCATTTTTGAGGATGAATATGCAAAATATATCGGTTCCACAACAGAAGTTCCGGAACCGGATATTGTCGAGGAAGAGGACAGCGAAGGGAATAAGACAGGCAATACGCATCTTGTGTACACATTCAAAGATGCAGGGCTTAAGGACTTCTATGATAATTATCGTATAAAAGGTGAAGACATCCGTGTGATATTCCAGACCGGTAAATTGGCAGGCCTTGATTTTGTTGTAGAGCTGAAAGATAGCAGTGATAGTGGTACTACTTTCGAAATTGTCCCGAATGAAGACTACGGTCGCTTGTTACCGGACGATGTACTTTTCCCCCAGTCGGCTCATGTGGAAGACGGGAAAAAAATACCGGCTGATACTTACATCCTTTATGGGTTTGATACCGCATTCCTCTCGGAGGATATGCTTCCTAATGCGGAAAAAGAGTTACTCTCGACCACTCGGAAGTATATAAAAAAGACTATGGTAGATCCGTCTACTTATAGTTGTACAATGATGTCTGATGTTGTATACGACAAAGACGACAATCATAGACTCTTTGAAGCAGGAGACCGGGTCAATCTCATCAATAAAGGATATTTTGAAAATGGTCGTCAATCCCGCGTAATCGGATTTGAATACAATCTTGATATTCCCTATGATTCTCCGGTTTATATGATTGGGGAAACTGCTCCGTATTCGCGAATCGGGGAAATTGAGAGTAAAATCGATTCATTGGCTTACAAAGGTCAGACGTACAGCAGTAACACTTCTGTTAGCGGTGGCGGGGCAAGCGTGTATGTGATTGGCGTTAACGACACTACTGCTCCTTCGGATAGAAATGTCTTTTCTGCAAAGAATTCTCTTTCAAAGTTTCTTCGAAAAGACATCCCGAATTCAGCCGACGAGCTCATCACCTTCATAAAAGGCTTGATATCTCAAGGCTTGGTCACCGCAGGCGGCGGTATCCAGTTGGGTAAGAGTTTTGCCGGCGGTATAACCGGACATGGCGGTCTCTTTACCTCATCCGGCCATGGCGAACTCAGATCTTTGCGTGTCAATGAATGGTTTGAAACTTCTGAATTCAGGTACAACTATGTGGACGTCACCACCGGTGAGAAGTGGTCTGCTCCGGGAGGTGGCATTGTAGAATCAGTTGTAATGGATACCGGTCCGGAAGGGAATGAATTGAATACCGGTGTGGTGACCTTGAAACTGGAAGCCGGCCAGATTGGCGCGGTCGCTTTCGATGATTTGGCCATGGGTATGTACCATTATGAGAGTGGTAATGCTACGGAGGATTACGATGATGGCAAGGGCAACCGCCGGTTCTCCGGGTTCACGACTGTGTTTTTCCGTATTACTGAGATTATAGAATCGGGACTCAACAGCAAATTCCGTTTTGAGCTTCGTAGCGCTTCGGATAACTATCCCAATCCCGTGCCGCCTACCGCAATGATGCACTTCGTATGTTTTGGTAATGTGAGCAATAAGTCCCGTCAGTCAAGTATGTACCAGACACGCACATACACAAGGTATCTTAAGAATGTGGACTGGTGGGAATTCTCATTCGGTAACATCGCAATGCAGTTCGGGGACCTTTCCAACCTGTCCGTATTCGGTGCGGACATGACCGGGTATTCCGCTTATGTCGATAGCCTGTATTTTACCGGCAAGATAGAACAGTTGGAAAAGATCGTTGAAGATACGCTGGGAACGGGCGACTTGCGCATGGAGATTGATTCAAGTGCCGGAAACCTGTTTGTCGATGATAATATAGACACGACCCTTACTGCCAAGGTACTCCGCTATTTCAAGGATGTCACAGGCGAAGTGACCAGATGGGAATGGACGAGGGAATCCGGTACAGAACTGGTAGACATAGCGAGTGATGCAATCTGGAATGAAGATCATTCCTCCGCCCGTGAGAGTGTGCATATAACAAAAGATGACGTAAGAACCGATTCAGTGAAATTCATATGTGAAGCCACTGTAGGCGCGGCAAAGGTCAGAGAAGAAGTAACATTTTAAAAAGATAAATATATGGTAGCATTTAACAAAGTCTATTCCCCTCTTCTTACGCAATTATCCTTGTCGGTCAAGGAAGGGGCCTTGATACAGGATTATGATGTAGACAATAAGATCTACACTCCGGACCGTCGTATCCGTCCTACTATGATACAACCTCAATGTTCCGTTGTAGATCGGGAAGGAGTCATTGAAAGCGGGATAGTGAACCGCTATATCACCGATGTAAAATGGTATGAGAACCGTATTGATGATGATCACTTGATACAATCGACAAGTACGCAATACAAAGTTGACATATCAAGCAACACTGATAGCCGTGGGCATATTATAGTTTACAAGAATGTTCCGTTTGACGCTCCTGTCACACTGATTTTTACGGCAACATTTGTCGATCTCGTAGGTAATAAGATACGTCGTAAGGCCTATTTTATGGAAAGCATAACATTGGCCACCGACTCATATTCCAGTTCTCCTTTAGTGCTGAAACCGAGCATGCCGAGGGGTAATAAATACAATCCGCTTACAAATCTTAAATACATGACATTGGCGGCCGATTTATGTTCTGGAAATACGGTTATACCTGCCGCTTACTGGTGGTATAGAAAAAGAAACGGACAAGAGACATTGGTTACTGATTACGTAGGACATAACTTACGTGAACTGCAAGTACCGGCAACAGAATTGGAAAAAGGGAAATTGAATCAGTATGTCTGCAAGGTACAGGACTGTCGTCAGAATCTGACGGATGTACGCAATGAGTACTTGCAGGAGGAACTCGACAAGATATCCGACTACCCCCGCAATCTGCTTGCCAAGCAGTATTTTCTCGATCTGAACGATGAGGTTCAGCCCGGTGTCGTAACTGAGGGAGAAGATGCGGACGGGAAGTATATTTGTGTGCCTAACCCAGAGAAATTACGTACTTATGTAGGTGGAGATGAACAACGTGATTTATTCTCCGGAAAGATGTCTTTCAAGGAGAATACAGTATATGTTCTACGTGTTGTGGGGAAGTATGTTTCTGAAATAGACTCCCAATGGGGTTTTTCACTTAGAATAGTGTACACGGACGGTACATTTTCATCGCCATTACGATTTGACTACAAGGCTAATAAAAAAACAGAGGCTATATATATAAGTGATTCTGGAAAAACTGTCTCTCATATTTCATGTACATATGGGAATAATTATCCGACATACATCTACGACATCCAGATCACCGAGGAATACAATTACAATTTGCTTGAAGGGGATACGGAAGAGGTAACGATTAATATTGAAGACAATGGAACTAACAGTGATAATTATAAAATTGCTGCAAGAAATATTTCAAAATCTCTAAATACTGGCAATAAAGTAACTGTTTCAATAGGAGACGTTGTTAATTTGAAAGGTGAATCTACTGAATATACAGTTCTTATATATCAAATGCAAGAAAGTGGAAATCAAAGTGTAAGTAGTATTCTTTCTGCGACTAAAAAAACTTCGATATTAACTATACACAGTAGTTTTAATTCGGCTTACCCCTATATGTTATATTTATATGCAGGCAAATCAGGGGCTACAGTGGGTAATGCTGTACAATACAAGAACGTCCAACTTCTTGAAGGCGAGTACGCTTGGAATGTGCTTGGTGAGGATATAGAAGAACTGGTGGTTGGAGAAGGTGCAGATCATCAAGGTAAATATAAATATATTCAGTTTAATAATGAATTGACTATTGGTGGTAAATATACTTTAGATATTGGTGATATTGTTAATTTAAAAGGTGAAGCTACTGAATACACAGTCTTTATTCAACAAAATAATGGAGATGTCTCAACTATTGTTTCTGACGTTCTTAAAGTTACGGATACAAAGAGAGTAACTTTCACCATTAATGATAAATATGTGAAAAATCAAAATATCACAACAAGTTTACTTCTCTTTGCTGGTGTTTCAGGTGCTACCTCCGGCAACATAGTTCAGTTCAAGAATATCCGTCTTTTGCAAGGCGGGACAGTCCTTCCGTCCGTACCGGCATATACCCCTCACTTCATTCCATCCGCACCGGATATCGAAGTAGAGTCTGAATCGATACAGTTACCGGAAGGGTACCGTCCGGACGTGCAGGGAAAGACGATCAATCATGAGTTTGCATTGACATCTGAAATGCCGGCATATAACGTCAAAGTTGTCACCCCTTATGGAGATGATTCCGGTGTGATTTCTATCCCCAACAACGTGAAGTTATTCCCTGCCTGGATACAGGTGGATGTTGCCGGTATTGGTACTCTTGATAATCCGGAGAAATACTTCTCTGCCGATTGGGGTAATGGCTTGAAGGGCATGAATGTTCTTCTTGATGCTGATGATATCGGATTGGGTGTGCAGGAGGTAGAACCGGACGTGGTTGAAGGGCTGGATAAGGTGAGGTATGCGGCAAGTGGAATAAACTTACCATTTAATAATATAGAAGATTTTGTTGAAGGAAGCAGGATTGTCTTAGAAATTCCACCTAATACACCTAATAAGAATGCTTACATTAGTTTCAGGAAGGATGGATTTGGCTTATTAATAATGTATAATGTAAATGGAAATGTTTCTCTGTTTATATATGGATATAACAAAAGAATGTCAACCATTATAAAATATGTAGAAAGTGTAATTCTGCGTTGTGAGTTACTAATTGGTGCAACCTTGGAAGAATGTCAGCTTTTTTTAAACGGAAAACTTTATACCGGTTCATTTGGTAATATCGAAAATGGTGGAGGGAATTCCTTTAATATTGATGTGAATTCGCGTGTATCATTAGTGGAAATTTATTCTCCGGAAAATGCACTCTTGCATAAATGGGACTTCGAAGGAAGCACTGATGATGAAAGATTATCAGATAAAGCAGAAACAGAGAATAAAGTTAATTTTAGTAAAAGTGATGGTTTTGAATTTATCCCCGTATAACAAAAAATCAAAAATTATGGCAAGATACATATTTATAGACAGAAAGACAGCCCTTGAAAAAGGACTTATCACCTCAGAGTCGGCATGCCGTCAGAATGCAACGACAGTAGTGTTGATCGAGGATGAGCTTAAAAAGCTCGGTGATGACGTTGACAAGGTGATTGAAGAACTTGGCGCTGTTGCGATGGATACAAAGCAGGCGTTAAAAGAATTACAGAAGAGAGAATGGAATGTATAAACAATTAATATAAAAAATTATGGGAGATAATAGAATTGTAGCCAGAGGGAGCACGACTCTTAAGAGAGTAAGGAATGCAGGAACCGTATCGATGAACCTGATCAATTTGGGTACGTCATTGACTCAATATATAAGCGGCAGTACTCCTAATCCCGACTGGACACAGGAAGGGAGTCATCCGATTGTTATTCCGTTGACCCGGTATTCACGGTATTCTGATCCTATTTTTGAATACAACAAAGTGGATTGGTTTTATGACGGTCAGCCTATTGCTGATGATGACGCACGTTTTGACAAGACAAAGACACAAAGTTACATGGATCATGAGATCCCATGTCTGATTGTCAAGGCTAACCTTGGATTGGATATTACAAGCAGTAAGCTTATAGCATGTGTCGGTACGGTAACCATAGACGGCATTCTTAACCAGGCTTCTGCTGACATTCCCGTTAAAAGACAGGAAAGCTCCGAGTCTACATATATAGGTGAGCTTACCCTTCCGGCAGACAAACCTGCATTTTCTTCAACGATAGACACATTGCCGATTTCCGCCCGGTTAATGAAGGGTGGTGACTCTGTTTCTAATTTTACCGTGGGTTGGTATCGTCTTGTTGCAAATGATACGGACGGAGTGGATGACGGTTTGGAAGAGTTGGGCAAAACAGGTAATCCGATAACGATAAGCAAGAATGAGGTTGACCTTCGCGAAGTGATAGTAGCTAAATTCATAGTCGAAAGTTTAGGTGTCGTCGATACTAAGATGCTTGTTATTGAAGACCTGTCAGACCCTTATGAAATGGTATATGAATATGATACCCAAGTAGACGGTGTCCTTGATGAGACAAATGGCATTACTACTACGGTAAAGGTTATTCACCGTGACAGTAAGATCGTTGACGAGCGTTTCAAATTCTTCGCGTTTGAATTGATGAATGGAATAGAGCGAATTAACGGTTCAAAGGGGGCATCCAACTCTTATAAAGTGACAAAGGATGATTTCGACAAGGCCAAAAGCGATGAATTGACACTTGAAATTGAAGCTTCGGACAGAGAAGAATAGAAATATGAGAGCAAGAGGAGTAGCATCTTTACGTCGAATTCCCCGTACCCCTTCGGTGTCAATCCTGCCGGGGGAACGGGTGTTCCATAAGCTCCCGGACGGGACTTATGAACCTGCTACGATCACGCTCGAAGCTGTGGTAAACAATGTCGATAACCCTAAATACCGGTGGGGACGCATTGTAGGCGGTAGCTTCCAGCCGTATTCCGTGGTATACAGCCATATGATCGCCTCTCCGGTGCATGCCGGTGTGGTAGCCGTTAAGGTCACGGGTGACAATGTACCCAACGCGATAATTGCTTCCGAGACACTTACCATAGTGGAGGATGGCGTGTCACCGGTGCAGTACAAGATCGTGGTTAAACAATTAAATCGTGTCGTAGATTCGATTTCTTGTGACTCATATGGCAATCCCAAACTTTATTATCAGGCAACGGCATATCTATATAAGATAACCGGAGACATCGAGGAACTTTGTGAGGATTTTAATTGCGTAGTCGTTTACTATAAGAATGGCACACAGACGGACACAAGCATCAGTACCTCCCCGTCGGGCAGCTATGTTTTTGACGTGTCCGGTGATTATGATTTGATCCGTGTCGGTTTTGTCGATTTGGAATCGGGCAAAGACATCATAGAGACCAGTCTGGCGAAAGTATATGACGGTGCTCCGGCAGTGCAGTACAGCATTGAGATATTGCAAAAAGGAAAATCTGTTTCTACGATAGCCAGTGACGCGGAAGGATATCCCAAGTTGGAACCGTATGCCATTGCGAGACTTTATAAAAAGATCGGAAATAATGAAAGGGTTGTGTGTTCCGACTACTATTGCAAGGTAGCGTCAATGAATACAGAGGATGATATCAGTAACGAAGAGGAAAGCGGTGTTCCTGTGTCGGATTATGAATTTGAGGTTGCGGACAATTACTATGACAGCTTTGCCGTATCGTTTTTTGACAAGGCATCTAAAAAGACGGTTGCAGAGCATTCGATAAGCAGAACCTATGACGGGTCAACTGGCGCGAACGGATATACATATCGGTCACGAGGCATGTTTACAACCGGTGAAACCTATGTATGGAATAGCGAGTACCGTGATATCGTGTTCTCATGGTTCAACGAAAAGTTGTATGCGTTCCGTGTCAAGAACAAAGGAACTTCTGTGACAGTTCCCCCTACTGCTTCCAATGGCGATGATAATTGGGATGATGCCAGTGAATTTGAATTTGTAGCTACCGATCTGCTTTTGGCGCAAAACGCGGTCGTAGATGTGCTCGGTACGTCCAAAATCTATATAGGCAATCTTGACAAGACCGAAGGATGGGAAATGACCAAAGGCGCAATCAAGCATACCGGTACGGGACTCGAATTGACCAAGGACGGAAAGTTGTCCGCACCTTCAGGTGGGATAACAATAGGTACAAAATCCGTTGAAGGCATGATTGACGATATTCATATCGGAGGCAGGAATTATGCCCGCGGCACATCCGATGAATGGAGTGAGAGTGTTACATTGGAGGGTAGCACAAATCAGACATTTTCTTTGTATGACTGTTACCTTACCGACGTAAAGGCCGGGGATGTCGTATGTTTTTCCTTTAGCCTTGAATACAGCAACATAGTAAAGAACTCGAATCCCATATTCCAATTGCAGGCTCCGGGCAGTGATACAGGATGGGACAATGGTGGTATGGGCGCTAATATTCTTCCGTTTGTTCAGGCAGGTAGTGGTACTGTCCGTGTTGTTGCGTTCTATACCGTCACGGAATACCAGCTAAACAATAAGTATTGGCCGGTTGGTATCCGTTGCGACAACATTGCTGGAAGTGTTCGATACAAGAATTTCAAATTCGAGATAGGAACAAAGCCTACGGACTGGTCACTTGCTCCGGAGGATTATGTCGAGACGGGGATTGACATTCAGAATCGGAAGATTACGTTAAAAGCTGATACTACCGTATTTCAGAATAATGCCGGGGAGGATATTGCAATATTTGACGATGATGGCATTGTTGCTAAAAAGGTGGAGACGTCTATAAATGGCAAAAGGATAATTATTGATCCTGCTGACAAGTTGATTAAAATGTATAATGAAAGCAATCAATTAGTATCTGAATATGGATTTTCATCAGAATATTTTCCCGGATTGGACTTATTCCTTTATAAAGGGAGTACAAATGAAATATTTGCTAAGTCGCACATGGAGGCAAATTCGATTTATATTGAATCCTTAGATGCAGAAGAATCTGTATGTAGAGTACTTTTGTCTCCATTTGGAATCTCGTTTTATAAGAATGGAAAACTTACAAAATCTTATCCGAATCAATAACTAATCCGCCCTACTTTCCCAAGCAAGGCGGTGAAAAATAAATAAAAACAGATTATGCGTTAATCTGTCTGACGCAAATATAGTAATTAATTGTTGAAATAGAGAAAAATGCAAGCAAATGTTGAAGCAGTTGATAAGCTGTCTAAATCCGCAATTGAAATTGCCCAAGCCGCAGGAGATCTTGGGGCATTGAAAGTCATGTTCGGCTTTGCCGTCACCTTCACCGCGTTATTGCTAATCGTATTTGTTGCTCAAATAGTAAGCAATCAGAAAATGCTTAGGGCGATCAAGGAGACAAGTGACAAGACAGGACGGTACTTCAGTGACCTGAATAACAGGAGTGTTGGTAAAGAGGAAGCAAAGGCGATCACAAAAGAGACACTTGACCGAAGTTGTGCGCTCGTTAAGTACTATATATTGAAAATAAGGATGGAAAATCATCTGGTCAACAAGGAGGCTACCTTCAATAAGATACGACTGATGATTGACAATGATTTCAACGGGCAGAGAGCCTTTCTGGGGAAATTCTTGTATAAGGAAAAGCAACTCAGCTTCGTGGCCACATTGGAGGATAACCAGGCTATTTCAAATTTGATGACCGAACAGGTGTACCTTCCTACCGATAACTTCACCGTGTCTTTGATGAGTCAGGCTGTAGGCGTATATTTTGACGGATTGAAGTTAAGGCTATTGGGTAAGATAGATGAATTATAACCATTAATTAAAAGGAGATATAAAGATGAAAAAGAGAGTTATTGTATTGGCAATTGTCATTGCCGTAATCGTAGGTGTGATGCTGTACATGCATTATACTCCGTTTTGGGTGAATATTACCACTGTGGTTTCATTTGCGATAGGTGCTGTAGCCGGATGGGTTTCGAATGTGGTTTATCGTAGGTATTTCAAGAAAGAGGAGGAAAAGAAATGAAAGTATTAATTGACAATGGCCATGGTGCGAATACTCCGGGCAAACGTTCACCGGATGGAAGATTAATAGAATACGCGTATGCCCGTGAGATAGCCGGACGTGTAGTGTTTGAATTACGTAAAAAAGGAATTGATGCAGAGCAGATTGTAAAAGAGGAAGTAGATGTCCCTTTGTCTGAACGTTGCCGTAGGGTTAACGAATATAAAGCAAGTGAAGCAATCCTCATCTCCATCCATTGTAATGCAGCCGGTGGTGGTTCTACATGGATGCAGGCACGGGGTTGGGAAGCTTGGACCAGTATGGGACAAACGAAAGCTGATAAGTTGGCTACCTGTTTGTATGAAGCTGCAGAAAAGTATCTTCCGGGAATGAAGATCCGGAAGGATATAACAGACGGTGATCCGGATAAAGAAAGTGGTTTCTATATATTGAAGTATACGAAGTGTCCGGCAGTACTCACCGAGAATCTGTTTCAAGACAACAGGACGGATGTGGACTTCCTGCTTTCCGAAGCTGGTAAACGTGCCATTGTGGATTTGCATGTAAATGGAATTATCAATTACTTGTCTTTATGAAATCACTACCATGGGTATTAGTAATAATGTTGCTGATTGCTTGTGTGACTGCTTGTTTTTGGCCACGCAAGCCTTTACCGGCAGAAATACGCACCGAGACAAAAGTAAAGACCGTTGTAAGAGTTGATACGTTACTTATCTGTGCGCCTATGGCTCCGCTATTGATCGTCCGGTTGACAGATACTATGCATATAGGTGATACAATCGTTCAGCGTGAACAGGCTTATTATGAGGATAGCCTTTACCGGGCATGGGTATCCGGTTATCGTCCGAGATTGGATAGTATGCAGATATTCCCGAGGACAGTGTACCAAACGGTTACAAATGATATTTATCATACCATTACCCCGAAGAAAAAGCGTTGGGGATTTGGTTTACAGGCTGGATATGGTTATCCGGGTGGCTGGTATGTGGGTGCTGGGGTGAGTTGCAACTTATTTATGTGGTAATTGTTATAATAGTGTAGAAGCTTACTTGTAGCGACAAGTGACATTCCCCGGTTCTTAACGGATCGGGGATTTTTATTATATTTGCCGGAAAATAAAAGAATCATGGCACACAGTTACGACTACAACTCCGTACAGGAG